GTACGATCCGCTCTGGAGGAGGGCATACTACCAGGAGCAGGCAAGGCGTTGCTAGACGAGAGTGCTGTGATTAGAAGGGGGCTGCTACTTAATCTAGGCAAGGAGCATAGTGCTGCCATTGAGATACTATCCAATGCGATGATGGCACCATTCCAGCAGATCCTAGCCAACGCTGGCCTAAAGCCAAGTGACGTGTACAAGGATGCGATGCCTGTTGGGCACGGCTACAACCTAAAGACAGGCCGTACTGGTGACCTAGTGACAATGGGTGTGATTGACCCATTCAAGGTGACACGAACCGCACTTCAAAATGCTGTGAGTGTAGCGACAACTATTCTGAGCACAAACGCCATCATTACAATGGCACGATCATACGAGACCAAGTAAGACATGGAGCAGATACTAAATCCATTTGGAGGGGGACCGGTCAATAAGATTGTTGACGAGAACCGGAAGTCAGCTGACTGGTGGCTTGACTACCTGGCTGACAACGAGCCAGTCATTGAGAACGAGTTCTACCTGCTGTTCGAGGATGGCATGCTAGTAAAGAAGGGTCGGTCTAAGTTTAGGACAAGCCAGTACATCAGGGGTGAGCGGTTCAGGCGATTCAAGGACCACTATGAGAACCCTTAGGAGCTGGGTGTTGACCGTTGGCTTGGCAATACTATTTGCATTGCTAGTGATGTGGTGGTATGAGGCGAATAAATAAATTAATATGGAGACACCATTTGCAATTAAGGTAGAAGAGGTGCTTGAGCAGATTGAGCGGATGCTCATTGACAAGAACCGTATGTACGGTAACTCAGCATTGGAGACCATAGGCGTGTTCAGTAAGCTCTCCCCTAGGGAGGGCTTACTTATACGCATTGATGATAAGCTCAAGCGAATAAAGAACGGCAGCCTAGAGAAGGACGATGAGGACGTGGTGAACGACCTGATTGGATACCTGGTGCTGCTAAAGATTAGTAAGTAATTCGTATAATTTCCGAATTAGAATAGCTTCTTGCTCACTCCCAAGCTGTGAATCCTCTGTAGTGGCTGGTACTGGTACTCGAAGATGTACTTGTTGTCTAGGTAGGCTACCTTTGCACCTGGCTGTAACAGCGAGTTCACATTTACACCTAGGTAAATACCCTTAGGCTTCTGTACAATTGTCTTGGTCTCTGTGTTCGTTACAGTGTTGGTTACCACAGGTATTTTAAAATCGTTCGTAACGCTCATTTTAAGGACCTCTCCAAGGACTTCTCCATTGACATAGGTGTTACCATACTCGAAGGCTGTCGTGGTGCTGAACGCTTTAATATTAGGCTTAGAATCAACTAGGACTGTATCCCTAACAACTTGTGATTTTATCTTTGTCTTAGGCACATAGACTGTATCAACATCTTCAATAAATACAGTATCCGTTTCTGTCACGGTTGTGAACCTATAAACCTCTTCTGCCTCAGGCTTAGGGTAAAAAATAAAGGCCACGATAGCACCAGCAATAAAAGCTAGTGTCGCAATTTGTATCTTTTGGTTGTCTTTTGAAAATTCCATCATTGTTCAATAAAAAGATTGTCCTGTTCTAAAATTTTTCTTAACTCCTTACGGCAATATTCATAAGCGTTGTAAGTTTCTTCTGATAATTCTTTGTACTTCATCTCTGATCTAAGCAATTGATCAAAGTCCCAAATCGCGTCTTTATAATTCATGCCATTAAATGAGGCTAAATATTGTTCTTTTTGCTCTGGCAAATCAAATTCTAGTACTGCTTTCATAGTGGGAATTTACAACTATCTACTAATAACTCGTATCCTCTGACATCTTTCTTCTTTATCTCCTTACCTGATAGGGTAAGTATCCTTCCACCTGTAGGTTTAACAGGTGCACCACGCTCAACATGCCAACCACCAAATCCATCTTGGTACTCTTCCTTGTATGCACCGGTAATAGCTAGGTGAATCTGCTTATGAACGATTTCATGCACATGCTTTCCTGGGTTGTAGGAGATAGTATCACGTACATCGTTACGGCTAGAGTTCTCATGTATGTGTCCCATGATAAATATGTCCATGTTCTCGTACATTTCAAGGGCTCTTGTCAAGTTTATAGCACCTTTTGTAACTATACCACCACCACCACTACCGTGAAAGTACTTAAGGTTCTTCGACATTACGGTATTGTTACCAAGCTGGTACTTAATTACCAGCCATCCACCGTATCCACCAGTATAAACCTCTGTCTTGTTGGTGTAGTTGAGCAAATCTACAAAGCGTTGTAGTGGATCTGTCTCTAAGTTCTTGATGATTGATGTCTCATGGTTACCGTAGCCAATAACAGTAAGCAAATGTGCGTAAGGAGACCACCATTCTACAGCAGTTTCAATTACTGCATCGATGTAGTTTGCCTTGTTGTGTTCTGGCAGAATATCTTTCTTATTTCTTCTTGGATCGTACTTTCCTTGCATTAAACAAAAGAAATCACCGTTGATAAAAATAGGAATTTCATTTTCTTTGCAGTAGTCTAGATGATCTTTGAGTTGGTCTCGATCACACTTGGGGTTGTCCCAGTGAATGTCTGAAAGTAGAGCGATTTTTGTTTCTGTTTTCTCTAGATCAATGACATGAACGTTCCTAGCAATCTTTTTTAGATTCATTAGAAGCTTATTTGTTGTCCATAAAGTTACCATTTTTTTTTATTTTCCAAATGTTTTATTATATTGGCAACATAAAAATAATCTTATGTCACCAAATCAAAGAGATTATCAAAACTTCATAGATGGCTTCCTGATAGGGGTTGTCTTCGGGATAATTATTTCAGCTATCCTGTATCTGACATTCACATGACTATAATTGAACAAATATTGATCGACTATCCTGAGGAGTCTTTTTATATTGCTGATGGATTTGACGAGGCAATTATAGGGTTCGATGAAGTTGAAAGGAGACTAGTCTATGACATGGATATAATTATTGAAATCCTTGTTCTTGATGGGATGACTTATGATGAGGCTATAGAATACTACGATTTTTACATATTGAATACGGATATTGGAGAAGGAGCTCCTATCTTTATAAAAAATTATATATGAGGGCAATAGGAAAGAACATTGTAATCAAATCAATTGATGAGGAAGTGAAGACTTCTTCGGGATTAATTCTATCTGGTGAGGATACTAACCAGCTGCGTTATAAGCGTGGCGTTGTAATCAACTCAGGCACTGAAGTTAATGCTATCAAGGCTGGAGACAACGTATACTACGATAAGGCTAATAGCTACGTGATGATCATTAATGATGAGCACTGCGTAATTATTCAGGAACGTGACGTAGTTCTTGTCCTGTAAGTCTATTCTGCTTTAATTCTTTATTCATAGTGATAATCATGTCCCTGTAGACTTTGTCTGCAAACCTTACGTTCTTCTTGAACATAGGATTATTGCACATTGTCTCAGGGATTTCTTCTCCCTCTAACTTTTTGTACATAGAGTTAACCATCCTCTTTGCCTTGTAGGATAGTGAGTAGATTGCCTTAGATCTACTGGCGGCTCTTCCGGGCTGCTTGGTTGAGAAAAGCTCAATCCATCCTTCATTCTTTAGCCTATAGAATCTTTCTTTGTCCCAGGCGAATATGTTCTCGTACTTGTTGAATGTGGTAGCATTGAAGTAACGCTCTGAGTAAAGATACAGGAGCATGTCTAGGTCTCCCTGACTAAGATTGTATCTTACCTTAAAGTACTCACGAATTACTTTCCAATATTTCAGGTAGTCTCTTTTATTTGATTTCATTTTTATTATTACATTTGTAAACAAAGATATCATATTTAACCAACAAAGAAATGAAGGGAGATCAAATGATGGCAAACAAACAAATGGACCCAAAACCTAAAAAAGGCGGAGCGTTTAAACAAGAATATCGTGTTGATAAAACAACAGGAAAGAAAACACTAATTATGCCTACTCGTGTGCAAAAAGCTAAGGCTCCATCTGCTGGTAGCGGTAATCCTTTTACAGGAGCATCTAAACCAAAGGATAGTGCATATAGCACAGCTGCTCAGAAGAGAATGAAGGCTGACGCTGAGGGAACCTATAGACCAGTTGCCACAAAAACTAGAGTTCTTCCTGAATTGATGAGCGGTAAAGTTACGGTGAAGGCATCTGCAAAAAAACCTACTATTAAAAAGAAGTAATGGCTAACAAGTCTAGCATGAAATGTAACAGTCCTGTTGCTTCAGATAGACCTGGCAAAAAAAAGATGGTTAAAGCTTGTTCCGGAGGGGAGGAAAAGCTCCTCCACTTTGGAGCTAAGGGCTATGGCAATAACTATAGTTCTGCCGCAAGAAAAAGTTTTAAGGCAAGACATAGTTGTGATACAGCAAACGACAAGTTAACGCCCAGATATTGGGCTTGTAAAAATTTATGGTCGGGTCCAGGTGGATCAACGACTAGCAATCCAAAGGGACGTAAAGGTAAATACTAATGAAGCAAGTAATTAAGAAAGCAGCTAAGTTTGAGTCTGAGAAATCATTGAATGGACCTATGAAGTTCTTGAAGGGAAATGCAAGCAAAGCAAAGAAATCATTTCCAGATGTAAGTGGCGATGGCAAAGTAACAAAGAAGGACGTCTTAATTGCTAAAGGAGTTCTTACTAAGAAGAAGAAATAATATGCCGAAGGACGCTTGCTATAAAAAAGTAAAGGCATCGTATGATGTGTTCCCTTCCGCTAGGGCATCTCAGGCTATTGCGAAGTGTCGTAAGGCATCTGGCAATGTTGTAAAGTCTGAGAAGGGATCTAGTCTAAAGCGTTGGGAATCAGAGAAGTGGCAGGATACCAAGAGTGGTAAGGCGTGTGGTGCAGGTGGAAGTAATGAGTACTGTAGACCAACAAAGAGGATTTCATCAGAGACACCAAAGACTAAGAGTGAAATAAGCCCAGCAAAGCTTGCCTCAAAAAAAATAGAGAAGAGTAAAGTTGGTATGGGTAAAAGAGTTTCCAAAGTTTAACTATATTTGTTCATCATTAAAATCTAATCAAATGGCACAGAAAGTAACAAAGACAAATGCAGAGTTATTAGGGTTGGTACAAGTACTTAACGCTGTTACTGCTGAAAAAGGAAGTAAGACAGAGGTCAAGCTAAAGAAGATTGCAGAAAAGATCAAGCCTCTATTTGAGGAGTATAATGAGAAGCGTGAAGATATTCGTCTTGATCATGCACACACTGACTCCAGTGGAGTACTTGACTTGAACGAGAAGGGTGAATACAAGTTCACTAAGGAAGGCATCAAGGGTATGTCTAAGGACATGAAGAAGTTGCTTGATGAGACCTTTGAGTTTTATCAGTTTACCTTCTCAAGTGAGGGTATTGAGAACTTTAAGTTCTTGGCCGGATGGGTTGAATGTATTGAGGCTGAGCAATCTGTTGAAGAGGTTGAATAAATTATTCATCTAATAAATAAACAGTAAGAACGGCATCAGTCTTAATTGGTTGGTGCCATTCTTTCTTATAAAGAATATGAAAAGCAAGGGACTAGGAGATACAATTGAAAAAATAACTACAGCAACTGGAATCAAGAAGGTGGTTGATACTGTAGCTAAGGCAGCAAACAAGGACTGTGGGTGTGGACGAAGAAGAGATGCACTTAACAGGTTAGTACCATATAACGAAGATTAATTAATAAGATCATGGCATATCAAAAATTACAACAATCAAGAGCGGCAGTAGTAACTAAGAGTGATACTGTTGATATTCCAAATCCTGGAAATGGAGCAGTAACAGGATGTATATTGTACGTAGGTACAGGAGGAATCCTTCGAGTGCTAACAGCAGGTGGTGATGACATTACATTTACAAACGTACCCAATGCATTTGTTACAACCTTCCAGGTGATTAGAGTGTTCAACACTACTACAACAGCCACCAACATTGTAGCTCTCTGGTAAATGAATACTCACGAGAATAGTAGGCTTGATTATATGGCAGCAGAATTGGATGCGTTAAAGAATGACGTTGCTGAAGTAAAAGCTATCGTTAAGGATATGCACACGTTGCTTTCAGGTAACCCCATTGACAAGGACTCTAATGGAATGATTGGAGACTTGAGGACAATGAAGAAAGAAGTTTACGAGTTGAAGTCTGAATTAAAGAAATACAAGAATTATTTTTATGCGCTTGTCACACTGGTTGGACTTGGAGCATTAAAAGTTATAGTCGAAATATTAAAGTAGAATGGCAAAGGCAGCTGCAAGTGCAATAAAAATTAGCTTCGGTAAGAAGAGGACCGGAGTAGCTAAAAAATCATACGGTAAGTACAATCAGAAGCCAAAAAAATATAGAGGACAAGGAAGATGAATAAGTTTTTTACATGGGCAAAAGGATTTTTAAGTGAGCATGGAGAAGCCTCTAGCAAACGTCTTGTTGGTGTCTTAACTGCTGTTGCCTTGTGTTGGACCTTATATTTTAATCCTAATGATGCTTTAGTTTATTCAGTAGCTGCATTATCAGCAGCCGCTTTAGGTATTACCGCAGCTGAAAAAATATTTAAAAAATCAAATAATGAAAATAAGCCCACATCTTAATCTTGCAGAAATTACTAGAAGTGACACAGCAAAAAGACAAGGAATTGACAACACTCCTACTGCTGAGCATTTGGAAAATTTCAAGTTGCTAGCAGATAAAGTATTTGAGCCTATCAGAGAACATTTTGGGGTTCCTATATTTATCAGCTCTGGGTACAGATCAGAGGCTCTTAATAAATTCATTAAGGGAAGTTTTTCCAGCCAACATTGCAAGGGTGAGGCGATTGACATTGATATGGATGGAGGAAATGGAGAAGTAACTAATAGAATGGTGTTTGATTTTATAAAAAATAAGTTAGAATTCGACCAATTAATTTGGGAGTTTGGAACTGATTTTAATCCTGATTGGGTGCATGTATCATATAGTAAAGGAAAGAACAGAAGGCAAAAGTTAAAAGCTGTGCGAACGAATGGTAAGACTTCTTACATTAATCTTTAGTATATTTGTTTAATTACTTAATAGAGAATGGCTAAGATAAGTTCATATCCAATATTATCGAATCCTACAGTCAATGACATTTTAATAGGCACTGATGTAGAGAATTCAAATATCACCAAGAATTTTTCTATAGGCTCTATTGTAGGTTTAGTTGGTGATGAGTTTGTTCCATACACTGGTGCTACTGGAAATGTAAACCTAGGTGCATTTAATATTACATCATCCTCATTTATTGTTGCAGGTGGAACTGCTAGTCAATTTTTAAAGGCTAATGGTACACTTGACTCTACAGTCTACGTGCCTGCTACAAGAACGCTAACAATTAATGGAACGACATATAACCTATCAGCTAACAGATCATGGGATCTTAATACAGTTGATAGCTTAACTACTGTTGGTACAAGTGGTGCTGCTACCTATATAAGTAAGGTCCTTAACATTCCTATCTATCAGGCTCAGGGTAATTATATTACTCAACTTTCTGGAGAGGCCACTGCTGTAGGGCCTGGCAATGCTACTGTTACGTTAAGTAATAGTGCTGTAATTAGTAAGATACTAACAGGGTTAAATATTACTGGTGGTACTGTAGTTGATACAGACAGTATACTTACTGCGTTTGGTAAGGTGCAGAACCAGATAAATGGATTAGCAGGTGGAGTTGAATACCAAGGAACATGGAATGCTTCTACCAACGTACCATTTTTACAGAGCTCAGTAGGTGTTCAGGGATATTACTATGTAGTAAGTGTAGCAGGAAACACAAACCTTAATGGGATTACTGACTGGCAGCTTGGAGACTGGGCTATATTTAACGGAAGTGTTTGGCAGAAGGTAGACAATACCGATGCAGTTGTAAGTGTTAATGGATACACAGGTGCAGTTGTGCTTACTGCTGCTGATGTAGGTGCAGTTCCTACAGGAAGAATCCTAACTATTAATGGTGTAGGCTACAACTTAACTGCTGACAGATCATGGACTGTAGGTGATGTACGTACAGACCAGACCTATACTAATCCATCATTTATTGCTTCACTAGCATGGAGTAAGATTACCGGAACGCCTACCACACTAGCTGGATACGGCATTACTGATGGTGCTTTAAAGGCAACTACGATAACCATTAATGGGGTTACGTTTGACTTGTCTGCTAACAGGACATATAATGTTGGTACGGTAACAAGTGTTGGCACTAGTGGACCACTTACCGGTGGAACTATCACTGGATCGGGCACTATCGGAATCACTCAAGCAGGCACATCAACAGATGGTTATCTATCTAGCACAGACTGGAATACATTTAACAATAAGCAGAACGCATTAACGAATCCTGTAACAGGCACTGGAACTATTAATACCCTGCCAATGTGGGGAGGTGCCACATCATTAGTTAATAGCCCACTGTCTTATGGAACTGATGCATTTAACTTTCAGTATAATAGCGCAACCGGTGGTACAGTAAACTTTACAAATATTGGATTGACTACGTACACGTACTCAATTCAGATGAATAACTTTGGATCTCCGAGGTCAACTTTTCATAGTTATACTGATGGTATAGTAGTTCAGTCTATTGGAGGCACTCAGGTGTCTAGAGTATTTGCTAATGGCAACTTCATTCTAGGAACAGGGGTTGTAGACAATGGATACAAGCTTGAGATAACTGGTAACCTGTATGTGAATAGTATTGTAAACGCTACTACTGATACTGACAGATTCATTGTATCTGATGGAGGCGTTATCAAGTACAGAACAGGAGCTGAGTTACTTAGTGACATTGGTGGTCAGGGAGCCTTGACTTTGACAACTACAGGAAGCAGTGGCTCATCAACATTTATATCTAACGTGTTGAATGTACCTACCTATACCCTGAGTGGATTAGGCGGGGTACCTACTAGCAGAACGATTACGATTAATGGTACAACTCAAGACTTGTCTGCTGACCGTACGTATAGCGTTGGAACCGTTACAAGCGTTGCTGCTTTGACTTTAGGCACAAGTGGTACTGACCTATCATCTTCAGTTGCTAATGGCACTACGACTCCTGTAATTACCTTAAACGTACCTACAGCGTCAGCTACTAATAGAGGTGCATTAAGTGCAGCTGATTGGAGTACATTTAATAGCAAGCAGAACACAATTACACTTACCACTACAGGCACTAGTGGAGCGGCTACATTGATAGGTGCTACATTAAACATTCCTCAGTATCAAGCGGCAGGAACTTATGTTACAAGCGTAACGGCAAGTAGTCCATTGTTCTCAAGTGGAGGGATTACTCCTAACATTACTATTCAGCAAGCAAGTGGGTCTCAGAGTGGATTTCTATCTAGTACAGATTGGAATACGTTCAATAATAAGCAAAACGTTTTAACTAACCCAGTAACTGGAACAGGTAGTGCAGGACAAGTTTCTTATTGGTCATCATCTTCTGTAATAACAGGGGAGAGTAACCTATTTTGGGATGCTACAAATGACAGACTTGGAATAGGAACAAATACTCCAAGTCAATCATTACATATATCTGGACCATCAACCACATCTATGCAAATTCAAGCAGGAGGTGGGGCTTTCTCTTATATTCAATTATCAACTCCAGCATCAGATAGTGGATACTTAATTAAAAATATTGCAACTGGTAATGGTGCTTTAGATAAGTCGCTTTATTTATTTAATGCAGTTGGTCCAATTCAATTTGTTCCAAGTGGGATAATGGCAAATGCAGTAACCGTTACCACAGGCGGCAATCTACTTGTCGGCACAACCACAGACAACGGCGCAAAATTGCAAGTTAATGGTGATACTCATATAATAAACTCAGATGCAAGGCTAAGAGGCGGAGATGTTACAGGTAGACTTGTAGTAGGTAATTCTGCAACTTCAACATATCAAATATTTTATGGAAGTTCACACGCAAGTGTTCCAAACGTAATAACTTTTGTCACAAATAGTGCATTGGCATTAACATTAGCAGCAAATCAAGCGGCTACCTTCTCAAGCAGCGTGCAAGGATCAGGATTCTTTTCCGTTGGAAGTTTAAATAATACGAATGGCTCTTTTTATATAGACCATCCTGGAACACAAACTTGGAAGATTGGAATTACAAACGCAAACACTTCTACATTCTCAATAGGTAATGATAACGGGGGAGCATTTGCAACTAAGGTTTTAAACATAACCAACGCAGGCAACGTAGGCATCGGTACGGCTAGTCCTAGTGCTAAACTAAATGTATCAGGAGATATTCATATAGGAGATTATGGAACTGCTGCTTTAAGACTTTTAGATTTAAGATCAAGCAATTCTATTCTTTCAATACAAACAGATGGAACTTCAGGAGGATTAGGCACTAATATAATTTATTCTTGGGCTAATGGAGGACAAGGTCCATTAAGATTTAGTAACGCTAGTAGTGAGGTTATGAGGTTAGCAGGCAATGGCAACGTGCTGATTGGAACTTTAACATCGGCTGCTTCAGTTTTTAAATTGCAAGTAGGTGATGGTGGAAGTGACACAAGAGTTTATTTAAATCCTAGTAATGCTTTTGCCTTAGGAATTTCTAACTCAGGAAGTAATGCATATTATTTAGGGGTTGCGTCAAGTGGTTCAACAAGTAATATGCAAATTTTTAATGCGAGTGCATCAACAACTCCATTAACAATAACGTATGGCGGCAACGTACTTATTGGTGGAACAAGTAGCACAAACTCTGTGGCTGCTTTACAAGTTTTTGGAAGCACTACTGTATCCACAAATAATGGACAAATCAGAATTAATGATTCTGCAACTACTAGCAAGACATTATCGATTGGGGTAGATGGTGCAAATAATGTAGCCTTTTTACAATCTTTCCAAGATGGTGTTGCATACAGAAGTTTAATACTTAATGGATTAGGAGGCAACGTAGGCATCGGCACGGCTAGTCCTGATGCAAATTTAGATGTTGTGAGGGGTTCTACTGGTACTGTTGCTACTTTTGGAATTGAAGGCTTAACAATTAATCCAAGATTGAGAATTGATGCGGATGAAGCTAATAACACGATTACATTAAATCCTAATTATAGTGGAGGAGTTTCACCAGCATTAGTATTTAAAACGGCTGAAGTAGAACGAATGCGCATTACTTCGGGGGGGAATGTAGGCATCGGCACGAGTAATCCTGAATCAAGCCGATTACTTGTTAGAGGTTCAACATCAGATAGTACATCAAATATATTTCAGGCTTCAAATTTAGCAGGTGCAACAAGATTTATGGTAAGAGCAGACGGGCAAAGTAGTTTCTTTGCTTCAAATGATTCTGAATCAATGCGCATCACTACGGGTGGCAACGTGCTGATTGGAACGACAACGGATGCAGGATATACACTAAATCTTGTAGGTAATGCTCAGATAATTAAGAGCAGTACATCTACAGCTATGGTTGTAGGACTAAGTGGAGTGACAGGTTCTATCATAAGATTCAGTTACAATGGTGGATTCGTAGGGTCAATCTCAACTGATGGGTCAAACACTGCTTACAACACCTCTTCTGACTACAGATTGAAAGAGCAAGTAAGAGCTATTGATAATCCACTAGAGAAAGTATTGAAATTAAATCCTGTTAACTTTAAGTACAAAAATTCTAACACTAGACAAGATGGATTCATAGCACACGAGATACAAGAGATACTTCCGTACCTTGTGACAGGAGAAAAGGATGGGGTAGAAATGCAGGAAGTGGACTACTCTAAGCTTACCCCTATACTAATTGCAGCAATTAAGGAACTCAAACAAGAAATAGATAAACTAAGAAAATGAAAACAATCGAAGCAGTCTCTATATGGGACAACGGACAAGTAATTGAAGCTAAGGTTTTAAATACTTACGCTATCAATGTAACACTAGGAACAAGTGCAGTATTCTACTATCAGCTATTCGCTGAGAATGTAGACCTAACACTTGGAATGCAAGTAGCACAAGGTAACCTAACAATGACAGGTGAAGCCTACACTCAATGGGAAGTGGACTCCTATGCCTGGGATTGGGTTGCAGGTCAACTGAACCTAACCATCACAGGTGACTATGTACCACCAGTTCCTCCTACTCCAGAACCAATCGTAACCGAAGAATAATCATGGCAAATATTAGCTCATACGCTGTAGATGGAAGCGTATCATACAACGACAAACTTATTGGCACTGATGCTGAGGACAGCAACAAGACTAAGAACTTTACTGTGGGTAGCATCCTAGCTATGCCCCTACCAAGTGTGCCCGTATACGCTAACAACACAGCAGCAAAGGCAGCAGGATTGACAGCAGGAAAGATATACAGAATCACAGGAACAGATACTGCCGGAGTAGTTTGGTAGTAAGTTGAATTAAATTTAATCTAATGGATATAAGAAAGATATCGGTAGGCCCAGATTACAAGGGCAGCTCAATGCATTACATTGTGGGTCAGAAGGTCCTTGGTGATAGCCATGAGATTCATCTCATTAAGTTCATCATGGATACTGGATCAATTAGGATCTATATTATAAACGAGAAGCAGGAGGTGGTGATGTGGAAGGAATTTACATACACTATGCCTGTGGCTATTGAGTATAATATAAACTACTAATGCAGTCCCCATTTGACTTTATCGTGAAGCCTATAAATGGTGAGCGATACAACAACACCAAGGATATTGGTGGCATTGAGTTCATTGTCAACACATCAGAGGAGGACCACAAGTTCTCAAACAGATATGCTGAGGTGATTGAGGTGCCCTACGGATACGATGGTCCAATACAGCCTGGAGATACTCTTCTGGTTCACCATAACGCCTTCAAGTTCTACAACGACATGAAGGGTAGGCGTAAGAGTGGTCGATCATTTTTTAGAGACGATCAGTTCTTCATTGAGCCTGATCAGTTCTATCTATACCGTAGAAACGGCACATGGAACACATACAATCGCTACTGCTTTGTTAAGCCAATAGCAGCCATTGATTCCTACATTAAGAAGCCATTCACTCACGAGCCACTCATGGGGGAGATGGTGTATCCAAACGAGTACCTCTCAACGCAAGGGATAAGAGAAGGTGACAAGGTATGCTTCAAGCCAGACAGTGAGTATGAGTTTGATGTGGATGGTCAGAAGCTATATAGGATGTACGATCATCAAATAACTATTAAGCTATGAGAGACTCAAAGGAAATAAAGCTTAAGATAATTGAGGCAGGACACCAGGCTGTAGAGCAGCTAATTAAGGTGGCTAAGGAGGCAATCATAAAGAATGAGGCTGAGGATGAGCTGTCTGCTGATAGGTTAAAGAATGCCGCAGCTACAAAGAAGTTAGCAATCTTTGATGCGTTTGAGATTCTCAATAGGATAGAGGCTGAGCGTGAAGCTCTTGAGATGTTGGATAAGGGAGTTAACAGAACAGAAACTAAACAAGGATTTGCAGAGCGAAGGTCTATATCGAATCGTTAAGGACTACGTTCCTCAGAATGCTCTAAGTAAAAAGAACAGCGGAAGGACATGGCTGTACGGATACAATGAGCAGTACGACATGGTCGTTATATCTAGGACTGGAGAGATAGGTGATATCATAAATATCTCAGGGCTACATGTGGCCCTACCTAAGTCAACTAAAGAATGCTTCTCAAGAAGTAAGAATGTTAGGGACCAGTACTGGCAGAGGCAGGATTTGCCAAAGGAGCTATCGAAGATACAGTCAATTTTTCACTGGAATGAGATGCCTGCTGAGTTTAAGGACAGCTGGGTAGACTACATTGAGGAGGAGTTCAATAGGCGTGAGGATGGCATGTGGTTCATGAATGATGGGCATCCAACGTACATCACAGGTTCTCACTACATGTACTTGCAGTGGTCCAGCATTGACGTAGGGTACGCAGACTACCGTGAGGCTAACCGTATATTCTTTATATTCTGGGAGGCATGTAAGGCAGACATGAGATCGTTTGGCATGATCTATTTAAAGATTAGACGTTCAGGGTTCTCATTTATGTCATCATCTGAGTGTGTTAACATAGCCACTCTTGCTCGTGACTCTAGGGTTGGCATATTGTCTAAGACAGGTGCTGATGCTAAGAGGATGTTCACTGACAAGGTGGTACCTATAAATAGCAGGCTACCATTCTTCTTTAGACCAATAATGGATGGTATGGACAAGCCAAAGACTGAGCTTGCGTATCGGGTACCGGCATCAAAAATCACTAAGAAGAACATGGTAAATACCAATGACAATGATGTGCTTGGCCTAGATACTACAATTGACTGGAAGAATACTGAGGAGAACTCTTACGATGGTGAGAAGCTACTGTTCCTAGCACACGATGAGAGTGCTAAGTGGACTAAGCCAAATAATATCCTCAACAACTGGAGAGTAACTAAGACCTGTCTAAGGGTTGGTAGCAAGATTATTGGCAAGTGCATGATGGGATCTACATCCAATGCATTGAGCAAGGGTGGGGATAACTACAAGAGGTTATATGAGGATTCAAATGTTGTTAATAGAAACGCTAATGGACAGACTAAGAGTGGGCTATACTCTTTGTTTATACCGATGGAGTGGAACATGGAGGGATTCATTGATAGGTATGGCATGCCTATACTTAGAAAGCCTGCTGCTCCTATACTTGGTGTTGACAACCAGATGATAAGAAATGGTGCTATAGACTACTGGGAGGCTGAGGTTGATTCATTAAAAAATGATGCCGATGCACTCAACGAGTTCTACCGACAGTTCCCTAGGACAGAGTCGCATGCATTCAGGGACGAGAGTAAGTCATCTATCTTTAACCTGACTAAAATTTATCAGCAGATAGACTACAACGACTCTATGATTGAGGGTCAGATGGTTACACGTGGTGGGTTTCATTGGAGGGATGGTGAAAAGGACAGCAAGGTTATATGGACACCTGATCAGCGTGGTCGGTTCTTAATTAGCTGGGTCCCTCCTACCAACATGCAGAACAATGTCATCACTAGGAACGGAATGAAGTACCCTGGTAACGAGCACCTTGGATCATTTGGCTGTGACCCATACGACATCTCTGCTGTAGTTGGTGGACGTGGATCTAATGGATCATTGCATGGTATGACTAAGTACCACATGGACGATGCTCCTGCTAATCAGTTCTTCCTTGAGTACATTGCTAGACCACAGACTGCTGAGATATTCTTTGAGGATGTGCTGATGGCGTGTATCTTTTATGGTATGCCTGTGCTTGCGGAGAATAACAAGGCACGTATACTGTACCACTTTAAGAACAGGGGATACAGAGCGTTTTCATTGAACAGACCCGACAGGGTACTAAATAAGCTCAGTAAGACAGAGCGAGAGCTTGGGGGTATACCTAACTCATCTGAAGAAGTTAAGCAGGCCCACGCCTCTGCAATTGAGTCCTACATCGAGAAGTTTGTTGGCTTCGATATGACATCAACCTACCGACCTGCTGATGAGATTGGCACTATGCCATTCATCAGGACACTTGAGGACTGGGCTAAGTTTGACATTAATGATAGAACAAAGCATGATGCCTCTATAAGTTCTGGCTTAGCTATAATGGCAAATCAAAAACATGTATATTTACCAGATAAAAAAGAATCGAAAATTAGTGTTAATTTCGCAAAGTACGCTAACACTGGAAATCAAAGTAAAATTATTAGATGAAAGATGTCGTAGTCAATATATCATCCACAGCTTTTCCTAGTCAATTCGTGTCTGATGCTGAGAAGGCATCTCCTGAGTTCGGACTACAGATAGGTCAAGCCATTCAGTATGAGTGGTTTAGAAAGGATGGTAGCCAGTGTAGATATTATAACCAGTGGTCTGAGTTTAATCGCCTGCGTTTATATGCGCGTGGTGAGCAGTCCGTACAGAAGTATAAGAATGAGTTGGCAATTGATGGCGACTTATCTTATCTAAATCTTGACTGGACTCCGGTACCTATTCTACCTAAGTTTGTTGACATTGTTGTTAACGGATTATCTGATAGACTATTTAAGGTTAAGGCGTACGCACAGGATGCTATGTCTCAGGCTAAGAGAAGTAAGTATCAGGACATGATTGAGAGTCAGATGCTTGCTAAGGATCTTTTATCTAAGATACAAGAAGAGACAGGCGTTGATCCATTTGTAACAAATCCAGAGGAGCTTCCTCAAACAGATGAGGAGCTGTCACTATACATGCAGCTTAAGTATAAGCCTGCCATTGAGATAGCTGAAGAGGAGGCTATCAATACAATCTTTGACGAAAACCACTACCAGGATACACGTAAGCGTATAGACTATGACATTGCTGTAATAGGTATTGGCATGGCTAAGCATCAGTTCCTATTGGGATCTGGTGTTGAGGTGTCTTATGTTGATCCTGCCAATGTTGTTTACAGCTACACTGAGGACCCATTCTTTCAAGACTGCTTCTATTGGGGAGAGATAAAGACTCTTCCTATGACAGAGCTTTTAAAGATTGATCCAACTCTTACAAAAGAGCAGCTAGAAGAAATATCTAAGTACTCTCAGAGCTGGTATGACTACTACAATGTAGCTCGATTCTATGAGAACAGTATGTTCAATAGAGACACCTGCACACTGCTCTACTTTAACTATAAGACCACTAAGAAGATGGTCTACAAGAAGAAGATTCTTGAGGGTGGTGGCACTCGTGTTATTGAGAAGGATGACAAGTTCAATCCTCCTGTAGAGATGATGGAGGAGGGCAAGTTTGAGAAGCTAGAGAAGACTATTGACGTGTGGTACGATGGTGTCATGGTGATGGGTACTAACTTCTTGTTAAAGTGGGAGCTATCTGAGAACATGGTAAGACCAAAGTCTGCCTCTCAGCATGCTATACCAAACTATGTGGCCTGTGCACCACGAATGTACAAGGGGGCCATTGAGTCGTTGGTAAGAAGGATGATACCTTTTGCTGACTTGATTCAGTTGACTCACCTAAAGCTACAGCAGGTCATTGCACGTACTGTCCCTGATGGTGTGTTCATTGATGCTGATGGACTGAATGAGGTTGACTTGGGCACAGGTGCTGCTTACAACCCTGAGGATGCGCTAAGGCTATACTTCCAGACCGGTAGTGTTATTGGTCGTAGCTACACTCAAGATGGTGAGTTCAACAACGCACGAGTTCCTATCCAGCAGCTTACATCTGGCTCAGGTTCCGCTAAGACACAGATGTTGATTGCTAACTACAATCACTACCTAGAGATGATCAGGTCTGTGACTGGTCTCAATGAGGCTAGAGATGGGTCTACGCCTGACTCTAATGCATTGGTTGGTGTACAGAAGCTTGCTGCTCTAAATTCAAACACTGCCACTAGACACATACTTGAGAGCGGTCTATTTATTTATAGGTCTCTTGCTGAAGCTCTTACCTACCGTGTTGCTGATATCCTTCAGTACGCTGACTTTAAGGATGACTTTGCTAATAAGATTGGTAAGTATAATGTGTCTATACTCAATGACATTAAGGATCTGTACATATATGACTTTGGTATCTTCATTGAGATATCTCCAGACGAGGAGCAGAAGGCACAGCTAGAACAGAACGTGCAGGTTGCTTTAGCTAAGGGAGATATTAACCTAGAGGATGCTATTGATATTAGAGAGATAAAGAATCTTAAGCTTGCTAACCAGCTACTTAAGATGAAGAGAGTGAAGAAGCAGGATCGAGAGGAGAGAATGATGATGGAGAAGCAGGCCATGATGTCTCAGCAACAACTTCAATCTCAGGAGATGGCTGCTCAGGTGGCTATGCAACAGCTACAGCTTGAGACTCAATCTAAGATGCAGATTAAGCAGGCAGAGGTAGCGTTTGATATTGAGAAGTTAAAGGCAGAGGCAGAGCTTAAGAAGATGCTTATGGCTGAAGAGTTTAGTTATCAGATGCAGATTGCTGGTATCAAGGAGACCGCTCTTGCTGATAGGGACATCATGAAGGAGGACTCTAAGTCTAAGCGTATTAGTCAGCAGAACTCTGAGCAGTCTAAGTTAATTAATCAGAGAAAGAATAACTTACCCCCACTAAGCTTTGAGTCTAACGAGGATACGCTTGATGGGCTTGACATGGCACAGTTTGAGCCACGTTAAAAAAATATATATATTTGTAACATAAAATCTAATTAAATGGAAATCAAGGTAAGATCACTAGATGGAGTAGAACCAAAGAGTGTGCAGGAAGTAGAAAAAGAACTACTTGAAAAGCATGAGAAGGAGATTAGTAATGAAGTACAAGTTGGCTTGGATACTTCTATTATTGACAATGCAGCTCAGGACAGTCAACCTGAAGAAGAAGAATTATCTGAAGAAAAAGTTCTTTCATATATTGGTAAGAGATATAATAAGCAAATAAATTCATTCGATGAATTAATGGATCAGAGACAGAGCAATGAAGAATTGCCTGAGGATGTTGCAGCTTATTTAAATTATAAGAAGGACACTGGAAGAGGGTTCGAAGATTTCCTAAAGCTTAGGAAGGACTACGATGCTATGGACCAGACACAGCTTCTTAGAGAGTACCTTGTAGATACACAGCAGAATTTAGATGACGAGGACATTGATGTCTTGATGGAGGATTACTCCTACGATGAGGACCTAGATGATGATTCAAGAATTAAGCATGTAAAGATTGCAAGAAAGAAAGCTATTGCAGAGGCTAAGAAACACTTTAGTTCTCAGAAGGAGAAATATAAGCTTCCACTTGAGTCAGGTGGTATAGGCTTGTCTTCTGAAGAGAAGGAAGAATTCGAGGCTTATCGTCAATATACAAAGGAGTCAAAGACGATAGAGGAGGAAAGTAATCGGAAGCGTAGATGGTTTGACCAAAAGACAGATGAGGTTTTTAGTAAAGACTTCAAGGGATTTGAGTTCGAAATTAACGACAAGAAGATTTTATTTACTCCGGGATCTAGTGCTGAGTTAAAGAGCATGCAGTCAAGCCCAATGAACTTTGTTAATAAGTACTTGGATGAGAGTGGGCTAATTAAGGATGCAGCTGGGTACCACAAGTCTTTGTCTATGGCAATGAATCCTGACAAGTTTGCTAAGTTCTTTTATGAGCAAGGGCAAGCTGATGCTACCGATGACGTTTTACGCAAGACCAAAAATATAAATATGTCTGAGCGAAGAGCTCCTGAGGTTGTTAATAAGGGTGGAATGCAGGTGAAGGCGGTTTCGCCAGACTCTGGAAGGAGTCTAAAAATTCGCAGTATTAAAAAATTATAACAACTAAAACTAAAAAAAAACAATGCCAGTATTAAACACACCTGGGTTCCAACTACAGCCAAGTGCTGAGCAGGTCCCACTATCAACAAACTACATTACCAACTTCGACTTCTTGAACCAGTATCTACCTGATACTTACGAGAAAGAATTTGAGCGTTATGGTAACCGTACAGTAGCTTCCTTCCTAAGAATGGTAGGAGCTGAAATGCCATCCAACTCTGACATGATCAAGTGGGCTGAGCAAGGTCGTTTGCATACTAAGTATGTGAACTGTGATTCATCCGCAGCTGCTGGTGCAGACTCTGCAACTATTACTGTTGCTGATGCTAACGTAACCGCTATTGCGATCCGTGCTGGACAGACTGTATTTATCTCTGATAATGCTACAGGTCTTTCTAACAAGGGTATCGTTACTGCTGTTAACACTGCTAATGATACTTTCGAAGTAGCTTACTACGAAGGTGCTGGACAGACTTTCTCTGGAACTGCTGTTCTTTCAGTATGGATCTACGGTTCTGAATTCAGAAAAGGAACTGTTGGAATGATCGGATCTTTGGAAGCTGAAGATGAGTTCTTTGACAACTCTCCAATCATCATCAAGGACAAGTATGCAGTATCTGGTTCTGACATGGCTCAGATCGGATGGGTAGAAGTAACTACTGAGAATGGTGCTACCGGATACCTTTGGTATTTGAAGTCTGAGCACGAGACTCGTCTACGTTTCGAAGACTATCTTGAGACCGCAATGATTGAAGCAGTTCCTGCTGAGGCTAACTCTGGTGTAGCTAACGCTTCCTTAAACCCTATCTATGGTAACAAAGGGTCTGAAGGTATCTTCTACTCTGTTAACAATCGTGGTAACGTATGGGGTGGTGGTAACCCAACTACTCTAGCTGATTTTGATTCTATCATCTCTCGTCTTGACAAGCAAGGATCTATCGAGGAGAACGTAATCTTCTTGAACAGAGCATTTAGCTTTGACATTGACGATATGTTGGCAGCTCAGAATAGCTACGGTGCTGGTGGTACCTCTTATGGTCTATTCGACAACGATGAGCAGATGGCATTGAACCTTGGCTTCACTGGATTCCGTAGAGGTTATGACTTCTACAAGTCTGACTGGAAGTACTTGAACGATCCTACCATGCGTGGCGGATTGCCTACTAGTTCATCTGCAACTGGTACTGTAACTGGTCTATTGGTACCTGCTGGTTCTACCACTGTATACGATCAGATCCTTGGTAAGAACGCTAAGCGTCCATTCTTGCACGTTCGTTACAGAGCTTCTGAGACTGAAGATCGTAGATACAAGACTTGGATCACAGGTTCTGCCGGTGGTGCACAGACTAGCGATCTCGATGCAATGGAGGTCAACTTCTTGTCTGAGCGTTGTGTATGTACCCTAGGCGCTAACAACTTTGTATTGTTCAGATACGGAGCATAATTAAAAATAACAGGAGGAGCCGAGTGGCTCCTCCTTTTAACTTCAAACAAACAAGACAATGATTAAGAAAAAAGTAGGGGACCCAGTTCCAAAGAAAACAGCGGTTAAGAAATCTCCTGGATTTGTAGGGCATGGTCATGCAGACAATAGAACAGCAGCTCAAAGAAAAGCAGCGGAAGAATTCCAAGGGCCTAATAGTACTTATGCTAAAAGAAAAGATAGTATTATTAAACAACAACAATACGAGGATTTCTTTCAAAAAACAGGTAAAGCAAAAAAAGGTGCAGATTCTACTTCTTCAAGAGAATACGGAGGAGCTTTTGCTCCAAGTAAAGTTTTAGATAAAGATAACATGTATAGATTTACAAGTCCATCTAAAGCAGGTGTTGCCAAAAAAATTAATACAACAAAGGCTCCTTCCGCTGGAACAGCTTCTAAGAAAGACGTTAGGTCTTACAAAAAGACAATGCGAAAGAAGTAATAATTAACAGAGGAGGCCGCTGTGGTCTCCTCTATTTTAAATCTTTAAATCAAATCAAATGAAAAAATCAGTAGCAAGTTCTGATAAAGTCTATAAACTTAAAGGACAGTCAGCTCCTTTATCTTTTACTTTACCATCAAGAAATACTAAGAGGTATCCTCTTCTTTACTTTGATGAAGACAATAATGTCAATAGGACATTAAGATATTCCATCAATCAGAAGTCCCCATTTGAGGACGAGCAAGATGGCAACGCAATCCTAGAGCCAATCGTATTTGAGAATGGCTTCCTATCAGTTCCAAGAACTAATCCCGTACTACAGCAGTTCCTTCACTACCACCCACTTAATGGTGTATCATTCATCCAGGTTGATTCCGAGAAGGATGCAGCTAAGGAAGTAGAGCAGCTTACATCTGAGGTAGACGCATTGATTGAAGCACGTCAACTAAGTGTTGATCAGCTTGAGACAGTTGCTAGAGTTTTGTTTGGCAAAGACCCTAACAAGTTTACAACATCTGAGCTTAAGCGTGACGTATTGATTTATGCTAAGAGAGATCCAAGAGGATTCTTAAATATGCTGCATGATCCAATGCTAAAGCTTCAGTCCAACATCCACGTGTTCTTTGAGAATAAGTTGTTGACATTCAGAAATAATAACAAGGAAGTGTGGTTTAATACCCCCTCAGTAAAGAAGAAAATGCTTACCGTATCTTATGGTGAAGATCCATACTTTGCTGTATCTCAATTTTTAAAGACAGATGATGGTATCGATGCTTTGAAAATGTTAGAAAATAATTTAGATTTGTGAGTTAGTTTTTCATAGGTTGATGTGATTAAAAATGGGGGTGTAATAACACCCTCTTTTTTTTGTTTATATTTGTAAAAAGACTAGTATGATCAACTCAGTTAGAAATACCGTATTGGCAATTCTTAACAAGAATAACTACGGATACATCTCCCCATCTGACTTTAACCTGTTTGCCAAGCAGGCTCAGCTAGAGATATTTGAAGAGTACTTCTCTGAGTATAACGATGTTACCAACAAGGAGAACGCTCGTATTTCTGGTACCGACTACGCAGATATTAAGAAGGTTATAGCAGAGGCTATTGAAGTATTTGCCACTACATCTACACTAAGCCAGGTTGCTGCGGCTACTAATAGATTCTACCTACCATCAGTAACTACCACTGGCTTTGACTACTTTATGTTAAATAAGGTACTTTGTTACGATGCATCTGGTGCTTCTAGAGTATTTAAGGGGGAGGCAGAGAAGGTTTCGCTTGGTAAGATTACTATGCTTGTCAACTCTAACCTTACTTCTCCTACTGAAACATACCCGGCTTACACTCAAGAGGGGAGTATACTAACGGTATATCCTTCAACAATAAATCTTGCTAATGAGGTAGATGCTGTTTACTTTAGATATCCAAAGGACCCGAAGTGGACATTTACTACACTAACAAATGGAGAGCCTGTTTTTAATCAGTCTGCTGGTTTAGGATACCAAGACTTTGAGGTGCCTATTGAGGATGAAATAAAATTAGTATCAAAAATTCTTCAGTATGCTGGGATGTCTATACGTGAGATTGAGGCAGTTCAGTTTGGTGGTAATGAAGAACAAAAACAATCTGTATAATCATGGCATACATCACTCAAGAGAAGTACTACGATAATAATGGAGTAGCACCTACGGATCAGAACTGGGGATTATATCAATACGTAACCCTTCAGGATATTGTCAACAACTTCTTGTTGATGTACTCTGGCAACCACTCATTGATAAATAATGAGGAGAGGTATAAGGTTCTATTCCATGCTAAGAGAGCGATACAGGAGCTTAACTACGATGCGTTCAAGCAGATAAAAGTATTGCAACTAACTGTGGATGATACACTTAAGTTTATCCTACCATCTGACTACGTCAACTGGGTTAGAGTAAACTTGTATAGAGATGGCTTACTAAGACCGCTGACTGAGAACATACAGGTGCTTTCTGCTAAGGCATACTTGCAGGATAATACAGGCAAGATATTATTTGACAATCAAGGTAATGCCTTGTCTCCTGAGTTCTCTAATATTGACTTGCAGAGACTAGAAGGTGTTAAGAGAAATATTTACTTAAACTCCCAGAGCCCATACAACGGACAGGAAGGATGGAATATAGATGGTGAGTGGTACTTTGACTACAGCATTGGTACTAGATATGGGCTTAATACTGAGACTGCTAACGCTAACCCTACATTCAATATTGATGCAAAGAGTGGTGTCATTAACTTTAACTCAGACATGTATGGCGAATCAGTCATACTAGAGTACATCTGTGATGGCATGGAGAATGGGGATGACTCAAGAGTTAGTGTTAATAAATTGTTTGAAAAGTTTATTTATGCGTACATTACGTATGAAATACTTAACTCTAAGCTTGGAGTACAGGAGTATGTTGTTAGTCGTGCAAGAAAAGAGAAGACTGCACTTATGAGAAATTCCAAAATAAGAATAAGCAACATCCACCCTGGTAGACTATTGATGAATCTACGTGGCATGGACAAGTGGTTGAAATAATATGGCGAATATCACAAGGAACTTCATAGCTGGTAAAATGAATAAGGTCGTTGATGAACGACTAATTCCTGATGGAGAGTATATCGATGCGCTCAATATTCGTATGGGTTCTACAGAGAACTCTGAGATTGGGGTCATTGAAAATAGTAAGGGCAACAGCAAGCTTACTACAATCAAGTATGTGAATGGAACAGCACTTAGCTCTTCAGCCAGATGTATTGGCACTATAGCTGAGAATACAAGTGAGACTATCTACTGGTTTATCCACGACTCAAACTTTCCGGTAGGTGCTACTGGTAAGCTTGATATGATTGTGTCATTCAATGTTTACAACAACATATTGACATACCACCTTATCAGTATCAACGATGGAGGCGGTGACAATACTACGCTAAACTTTGATCCCGGGTATCTTATTACTGGAGTAAGCATCATCGATGACTTAATATTTTTTACCGATGACTACAACCCACCAAGGGTAATAAATAGATTTAAGAACTACGCTGATCCTGTAGGTAACATAGACCAGTTTAGTGCTGAGTCTATTCTTGTCATTAAGAAGCCCCCGGTACAGTCTCCTGGTGTTACATTAATCAACACAGGTGATGAGAGTAACTTCCTAGAGAATAGGTACATATGCTTTGCATATAGATATCTTTACGAGGATGGTGAGTACTCAGCCACATCTCAGTGGTCTGCTCCTGCGTTTCAGCCTAAGCAATTTGACTTTAGCATTAACAGCTACCTAAATGATGGTATGCAGAACCAGTTTAATGCTGCCAGAGTAACGTATAACACAGGAGGTCCACTAGTGGTAGGCATTGACTTGTTGTTTAAGGAGGCAAATAGTAATGTCATCAAGGTTATTGAGAAGCTTAACAAGGCTGATCTTGGCTTCACAAATAACACTGACCGTACGTACACGTTTACTAATAGCAAGATATTTACTATCCTCCCTGATAGTGAGCTGCTTAGATTGTACGATAACGTACCATTACTAGCAAAGGCTCAGACCATCATGGGAAACAGGCTTATGTATGGCAACTACGTTGAGGGATATGACATGGTTGACATTTTGGGAAACCCTATAAATCTTCAATACTCTACTAACTTAATATCTGAGGATATAGACAACGCTGAGATAAACAATTCTCTTGCCTCAGGTACCTATAATTTTGGCCCTCCTGAGACGATACCGAACTCAGTGGTATACTTAGACCTTTCACCATTTGAACTCGTTGCAGGGGCCTCTATTACAGTCGATATGACATTTGATCATGAGGGTTTTGCAGGTGATACTCCGTTCCCTACACAGACTAATGGCAGTGTATCTCTTAACTTTTCTTTCGTATTGCCTAGGTCTTACTCATCAGTATATGAGCTGGCAAGCAGTATAGAGTTTCAGGAAGCGATTGGTCTTTCTGGGAACATACAAACTGTAGCAAATTCTTGTGATGGTACAACATTGACAGATCAGTTTAACTGTTCTCTTCTAATGAACTTGAATGCCTTGATTAAATACCAGAGTGGTATTGGGTCAGCAGGACAGGGGCTAGGAATAATAACATCACCTGCTAGTGAGTCAATTGGCATACAGCTGCTTACAATGAGGTATGTTAACAACACAACTACTCCTACCGTAAGTGTATATGAGTACTTCGAGTACACTTTTGTTAATGCATTCTATCAGAAAATAAATACCGCTAGAAGCTTGCATAGTAACAGAGGGTATGAGATTGGTATTGTGTATATGGATGACTTTAACAGGTCAACAACTGCGTTGGTTAGTCCAAACAATACTGTTCACGTACCATGCTCAGCATCTGATTCAAAGAACTCTATACAGGTGACTATACCTGTAACTCAGAACGTGCCATACTGGGCCACACGATATAAGTTTGTCATCAAGCCTGATCAAGAGAACTATGACATAATATATAGCAGCATATTCTTCAACGATCCACTAACAAACAATGTGTACTTCTTGCTTGAAGGCGAGAATTCTAGAAAGGTGCAGGTTGGAGACAGGCTTATAGTTAAGGCCGATACAAATGGTCCTACAAATACTTGCGTATATACAACTGTGCTTGAGAAAGAATCTCAGGCAGCAGGATTTATTGAGATTCCTAGTGAACTAAACCCAGCGGTAGATATCCCTGTTCCGGCTGGTGTATACATAAAGATTAATCCAAATAACTTCTCTGTAGTTAAGGATCAATCATCAATTATAGCCCCAGGTACTATTCAGGTTGATGAGAATGATGCAGGACAGTATCCAATATTAAAGTATCCAATGAACTCAAAGCGTGTTGTAGGGTATGATCCTGCCCATCCAACATGGGTATATGAGGACTATACTGTTCCTGCTGGTAGTAGAATAAAGATAGATCTTAAGTTTCAAAGACTTGGCCCAGGGGCTGGGAATGGCGATTGCTCAAGAAGAATATATACTTTAGAAAAGACCATGATTGCATCTGCTAACTATGATAGCATGATTGATTGGTTTGATGGAGATAATGTTCAAGTTGTTCTTAATGAGGGGATTTCAGAAGTAGGTGGTGACGATTGTGAAATTGAAAATGAGTACATACCTACTGTTACTAATAGTGATAATCCTGGTATTACTAATCCAGAAAAATGTGTTAACAAGTATAGGTTCTATAGAAACACAACAACAAATGAGTTAGCACTTCTTATATCTGGAACGGTTCGTTGCAGTGGAGTAGCTGAAAGACAGAAGAGAAGATCAACTGTTATTGCTACCTTCGAAGTATTCCGTGCTGATACTACAATTATATTTGAGACAGAGCCATCTGATGCTCTGCCTGATGTATTCTTTGAAAATGAATTGTCACTCCCTATAGTAAATGGATACCACGGAGGTAATGTTCAGAATCAGACTAGCTCACTACCTGCAATCATTGACACTCAGTTCTTTAACTGCTTTGCATTTGGTAACGGAGCGGAGAGTTATAAGATTCTAGACTCAATTATTGGCAGGACATTCTCACTAGGGAACAGAGTAACTACTGTTACTGCACAGGACTACAGAAGAATTAGAAGGTTTGCGGACATGACATATAGTGGTGTCTATAACTTTGAGAGCAATGTAAATAAGCTTAACGAGTTTAATCTTGGACTATTTAACTACAAGTACCTAGAGATATCATTTGGTCCCATCTTCATACTAGATGGTCGTGAGACAGACGTGCTTGTACTACAGGAAGATAAGATATCCTACGTACTTGCCAGCAAGAATTTAATATCTGACTCAGCAGGAGGTGGTGCCATATCATCAGTACCTGAGATACTTGGCACTCAAATTGCTAGGCCAGAGGATTTTGGTATTAGCTTTCATCCAGAGAGTTACGTTCAGTGGGGATACGACAGGTTCTTTACAGATGTAAAGCGTGGTGCTGTACTTCAATTAAGAGGCAATGACCTTTCTGTAATATCAGAGATGGGCATGAGAACTTGGTTTAGAGATGAGTTCATTGAGTCATTCAATACTCAAAAGCTAGGCGGATATGATCCGTATCTAAATGAGTACGTTCTAAGTACTAACTCTCAGGAGTTACCTAGACCACTCGATTGTTTGGCATGTGGAATTGCTCAGACATTTACTATACCAACTGGTAATACATTAACTTATTGCGTTGACTTAAATCAGCCTGTTGGCACTGTTAATATACCATATACTGTACCTGCTGGATCATTATCTAACTTTACTATATCGGTAACTTACGATGGTTCAACTCAGACTTCTGGTCTTGTAAATGTGTCAGGATCATTGCAGTTTAATAAGAATAAGAATAATGTTAATGAAGCTACCGTTACAATAACAGCAGCAGGGCCTCTTGAGATTACTGTAACACCTGGTTGTCCTGTAGAACAGACACTTACTATAGTGAATGTAACATTGACTAGTGTTTTTGATGCAGGCAAGTTCATACATAATCAGTACAGATATACTGCTGGAACTTTTGTATCACCATTGCAGTCAACTCTTGTTGAATTTTCAACAGATGATACCAGCCCTGTGGTTTCTCAATACGATACAATTACAGGAGCAGTTGGTTCATCAGGCATCCCAACAGCGGGATCTAGCTTACAAATTATATCGAATAAGATTGACTTTGACACATTTGATTTTGTATTAGGTCAAGATAAGTTTAGATATATTCGTAGCAATACGTTATATCCAAATACTTCTGTAGGAATTTCAAACTTACTAGCCGCATCTACATTGGTCTCACCAATAACAGGTGCCGCTGGATTCTACTCAGGATCTTTCGTTGTTCCTAGTGTCGGTCAGTACCTATATCTAATTTGGGATTATAGAAACTCATTAGCTACAACTCTTTGTTACTCTAATACAAATACTCTAGATGCATGCTGTGGCTGTGCATAAATAATTTAATATGGCAACATCAGGAACATTTTATTTAGATGCCCCATCACTTAGCACCGCTACGGTGGTATACTCAAACGCTGCACTAACAACAGTAGCTGCAAATGGATACTATTCGGATGGATCTATTGTTAGACAGCAAGTGTCTGGGGTATTGTTACCTCAGATTATCTGTCCATCATGCTCTACACCATGTGGAAGCACTATAAGTGCCAATGGTACACAGGGTGTATATTACTTAAATACAAATCTTGGTAGCCCTACTGGAGCGGTAATTATTAGGTTTAATCCTACATCTGTACCAGAGGGAGTTAAGGCTGTTTATAATAGTATTGTTTATAATGGATTATCATCCCCATCATTTGGATGGAGACAAGGTACAGCAGGGTTAACTACTTATCTTGGTGCTACCGGATCTGATTGTGGTATAGTTGCAGGATCTCCTTACACGCTTAATGAGTTTCAATATAACGGTACAACATTTGCTGCTTTAGGTACTACAGAATCTGTAACTATAGCCGCAGGACAAATGAAGTTGACTGCCACAGCACCTGGTAATTGTGTTATGGTAATACCAAAGACAGCAGCATCTCCATCTATTATAAACTTTACATTTGTTGGGCCATGTACTGGAGCCGTATTTAACATTTCAGTTTCTTGTCCAGCTGCCTTACCATCATTTGCTTCAAGTACTCTTAATGCTAGTAGTGCATTGGCATGTTCTGATGCTATTGATCAGACATACTATGTGGCCTATGTTAATGGTGCTGCTGGTGTACTTGGTTTATATGACTTAGTATTTAGTGATGCTAATGGTCAATTTAAACTTGGTGCAGGGTACTATAAGACCACTGCTGCTGGAGCCAACAACTGGTTTCAAGTGGATGCTAATGGTGTTATTATTGCATTTGGTAGCTGTACATCTAATCAATTTACAGTATACTTTGATGTGACTACAAGTCCTAATACTTACGGATGGGGTAGTTCTGTATCTGCTTGTGCAGGGACTGGTACACCTTTAACAGTATACATTACTGGAACAGCATCTTCTTTATTTGAGGCGGTAGTAACATTGGGTAAAGTACTATACACAAACGTAGGACTTACTACACCTTTAAATGGTAACAATACACACTATAAGACTGTGTCGGCTCCTGCTTTAGGAGAGACATTATTAATTGATGGAGTTGGAGTAACTTCAAGTTGGGGAGGACCTTGTTAAACTATGGCAAACTACACACTATCATATAGCGAATCAGCAGGGGGATGGCCATCATTCTACTCCTTCATTCCTGACTACATGATTGGGATGAACAACTACTTCTACACATTTAAGGGAGGTAACTTGTATCGTCACAATGTAAACGAGACCAGGAATAACTTCTATGGTACTCAGTACAACTCTAGACTACAGAGCGTATTTAACGTGTCTCCACTTGAGAACAAGATATTTAAGACATTAAACTTAGAGGGCAACTATAGCTGGGCAACTTTGATGGAGACAGACATTCAGACATCTGGATTTATTGAGGCTGCTTGGTATGAGAAGAAGGAGGCATCATGGTTTGCGTTTGTAAGAAACGCAGGAACAGTGCCAGCTCAGCAATCACAATATGCTCTTAGATCAGTGAATGGCATTGGGTTAAGTCAGAACGTAACAGGAGCTGCGGCATCATTAACCGTATCGTTCCCTATATCTCCAGACCTAACAGAGATTGGAAGCATTGTAAGTGTAGGTGACTACTTGTACTACAGCCTACCAGCATCATATTCAACACCAATATTGTGTGGTCAGATTACTAGCATTGTAGTGGACTACTTAACAGGTAACAACAAGATAATTGTTAATGCCTCAATAGCTGGGGGTGGTATCCCTCCTATAACTACCCCATTCTTTATGTATATTAAGGGATCAGTAGCTGAGTCACATGGTGTACTAGGTCACTACTGCGTATTTACTTTGGAGAATAGCAGGACTGATAAGGTAGAGTTATTTGCAGTTGAGTCAGAAGTAATGAAAAGTTATCCTTAAATTTGCAGCATGGGGATCTTAGTAAGACAACTAAACTCAAGTGACTACGATGATATCCTTGTCAAGCTATGGGAAGGGTGGGGATGGGTTGCTCCTAGTCGGGACTTCTTGCCAGATAATGGTGCCGGTGGATTGATTGTATTTGATGATGATGTGCCAGTATGCGCAGGGTTTATATACACTATGAATGCTAAGGTGGCATGGGTTGAGTGGATAATATCCAACAAGAACTACAGAAAGAAGCCGACAAGAAAAGAGGCATTAAATCTTCTTATCTTTACATTGACTAAAGTTTGTGAGAGTAAGGGAGTAAAGTATATTTTCTCAAACAACGACAATAAACATTTGATTGACCGATTTGTAGACAGTGGGTTTATAAAGGGGTCTACTAATTCTACAGAACTAATAAAAGTATTTTGATATGGGACTAACAGCCGCAGGTATCGTAGGTATAACAACTGCATTAGGAAGTGCAGGGGCTTCATTTACTCAAGCAGGAAAGCAAAAGGAACTGACTAAGAAGGCTGATGCAGCTGCTAAACGTGCTATTGCTAAAGCTAAGTCAGAACTTGATGTAAACTTTTATGAGAAGATAGGTATTCAGAGGGAGGCATATGAGCGTGAGCGTGAGGCTCTTCTATCGGCAGGAGCACAGGCTATTCAGGCAGGCCAAGAGAGTGAGCGTGGAGGAGCAGCAACCGCAGGCCGTGTACAGATGGCTATGAACGAAGGACAGAGACAGATTGCAGGAGCAATGGGTCAGGAGCTCACCGGCCTTGAGACTATTACTGCACAGGAGGATGCTAGATTAAATTTAGCTAAGGCTAATCTTGATTTGGCTCAGGCAGAAGGAGCAATGTCTGCATCAGCTCAGGGGGCAGCTCAGCAGGCCGCATCAATAAGCAACGCATTCTCTTCAATAGGAAGTGCAGGACAGCAGTATCTACAGGGATCTGAGCTATATAAGCAAACAGAGGGGTCAAGAGGCTTGTCTAAACTTAATAAAGAATACCAGAAGGCTATTGATAAGGACACCTTAGGCAAAAGATTTATAGATCCTAGCACTGGAAAACCCCTTCCATTTAACCAGGCTATAGCTAGAATGGAGGGATTTGAGAAGGACCTATCTAAGACTTTAAGCATGACTGATTTTGAGGCTAAGTCTTACTTGGCTGACAGACCTGATTTAATAAAGGAATTAAATAACCTAGGATTTGGAAGTAATAATGAGTATGTGGCCCCTGTGGCACAGGCTCAGCAAGGCATAAGGCTTAAAAATCTTACTAACTTTCAGTTTGCACCAGGCTTACAATCTCAATTTAATAAAGGATTTTAAGGTATGGATAATTACTACAAATTCGCTGAGAGGCAAGCAGACAGTTTTGTAAACTGGGCAGAGATTGGTAAGGGTCTTACTGATATGATCCAGACAGAGGTGAAAATCCGTGAGGACAAGAAGGCCAACATAGATAAGGTAACTAGAGAAAATTTAAAGACATTAGCAGACTCACCTACAGGTCAGCACGAGGGTATTAATACCTGGACACTTAAGTATGCTGATGATGCAAGGCAGGCTATCCTATTGCAGGACAAGCTATTGAAGCAGGGTCTGCTAAAGATGAAGGACTACACCATCATGAGACAGAATTTAAATGATGGAACGGATGAATTGTTTAGTACTGTAAAGGGGTATCAGCAGGTATTCAAAGAGAAGATGGACCGCTTAAACAGCAATGATCCAGCTAATAAATCTCAACAACTTGAAGTAGACTTAATGTCTATGATAGAAGGATTCTCAGATTTCTCTAAGTCAAAGGTGTTAATTGACCCAACTAATTTCTCATTAAGTGTTGGCATAATGGAGCCTGATCCTGAGAACGATGGTGTGCTTAGGGTTAGTAAGGAGGTCGCTACAACAAGCTTCTTAAAAAAGGTTCAGAACATGAAGTTTAATTACTTTGATTCTGAAGCAGCGGCTACGCAGACATCTAAAAATATAGGCAGTTATCTGACTACTGTAATTGGAGAGGGAACTAGATTAGAAGGATCAACCCTTACTGTTGAGGATGCATTAGCAAAGCCTGAGACAGAGAAATATATTCGTCAAAAAATAAAGTCTTTACTAAGTAATCCATATAATGTAACATCAATACTAACTGAGGACCTTGTAGAAGATAAAGATGGAAATCCATACGTATCTAGCATATCTGGCAAAGAAGGAAACGTTATAAAATATGCTTTTAATAGTGAGTCAAATTTACCAGTTGCTATTCCAACTGAGGAGCAGATGAAGGCAGCTGAGGATTACATGTATGGTATGATTGTTTCTCAAGTTGATTACAAAAAAATAGAGGGAAGGTATTCAAAGCCACAGCCTAATGTAGGAAGAGCTGAAGAGAAACCTACTGGCCCAAGTATTGATATTCAGAATACATACATATCAAGGGTTAAGGAAAAAACAGGATTAGCTAAAGAAGCTTTTGGTCATTCAGGTTCCACAACTGCCGGAAATCTTCAATCAATTATTGCTATGGTGGTTCCTGGAGCTCCTATTGGTGTTGTAACAGACGAAAAGGTAGATGGATTAGTTCATTTAAAAAATGGAGATCAGATTATTAAATCGTTTAATGTGTATAAGATTGACAGACCAACTCAGCAAAAATATTTAGATGAATTTACAAAAATCATTTCTAATTTAGCAGGCACAGATGGGATGTATGATTACCTTTCAAGAACCGGGGGAGTACAGCAATCAGGTGGAGCTTCACAATTTAATCCTAAATAATGAACGAACAGGCTTTAAATTATTCGTATGAACTATTCAAGAAGGATGGCTATACCGGAACACTTGATCAGTATAAACAACTTATAAGTACAGACAAACAAGCTCTTGATTATTCATTCAATCTATTTAAGAACGATGGATACTCTGGAAGTTTGGATGATTTCAATGGACTTATTAGCCCTATGGCTGAGACGCCTCTTGTTCAATCACCTATTGAGCCAGTAAAAAAAAAAGATACGGGATTACCATCTGTGGATGGTGGTTCGGAGCCTGCAAAGTCTGATGGCTTAGAGTCTCTTGCTGTTAAAGTTCAAGATGAACGTATATTAAATAAGAAACCTAGAGTAGAGAGACCTATAGTTTCTAGTGAGTCAATTAAGGCTGATCCTGATCAAATTGACTTTGATAGTAAGGTTCAGAAACAAAAGGTTTCTGCTCCAATGTCTTATTCAAATATTTTTGCAAAAACAATAGCAGATCTTCCATCAGACTTAGCTGAAACTTGGTCTGTTGCATCAGCATTTATAGAAAGACAGCTTGGTAAAGCCGGGGTCCCTGGGGCTAATCCTAATTTAACAGCTAAGGATATCTATTTTTATAATGTAAGTGATGATTGGAGAAAATATACCGATGAAGTTTTCCCTACTAACCAAGAGGATAGATCTACATTTTTAGGTGGTGTTGTTTCTGGGCTAGGACAGGTTGTTCCAATGGTTGTGTCTGGAGGTATATCAGCCGTATCAAAAGGTAAAGCGGCTATGGATATAGCAAAGACTGCATTAAGTACCGGAACAAAACTTACTCCATTTATAAAAATGGGTAAGGATATAGCAAGTCAAGCAGCATCTCCAGCGGGATTAATAGGTGGATCTCAAATGTCTTCAGCAATGTATAGAGAGGCTATAAATTCTGGAGCAACAGAAGATCAGGCGCAGAAATATGCTATTGAAAACTTCTTTGTTGGAACAGTTGTGGAGTCACTTCCAATACAGTCAATGTTCTCAAGAATGTTAAAGAAGGAACCTACTGCAAATATTTTGAGAATATTAAAAGAAGGCGGTATTGGAGCAGGTCAAGAGGCGATAACAGAGATGTGGCAAACGACTTATTCTAACTGGTCTGCCGAAAGAATATATGACTTTAATAGAGAGATGCTAGATGGTGTTGGCGAAGCTGGAGCAGTTGGTGGCACTGTTGGATTTATATTAAATGCATCATTGAATGCATTATTAGGAAGAAGAGCTAGAGTTAAAACAAAGGAAGAGGGAGAAATTTTAGATAAGTCAATAGATGAGGTTAAGTCAAAAATAAATACTGTAAATACAAACAATGAAAACATATCATCTGTTGCTGAGGAACTAGATTCTATAGAGCCAATTGTTTTAAATTACGGAGACTCTAAATACTTTTTTGCTAGAGATAAATCTGGCAGAATGGAATTAGCTGATGAACCTATGCTTGAAGACCAAGCAAAGTCAATGTCTAATATGCTTGGAAAAGTTTATAAAGGACTTGAATTTTCTATTGAAGAGGTGGCATCTAATGATCCATACACTCCAGTAAAATATAATGTTATTGCTAACGAAAAAATAAACGAACAACAAGATGCCATTCAAAAGCAAGCAGCAGGTGAAGTACCTGTACAGCCAGGAGCCACAGTTAGCCAAGAAGTGGCGCAAGGAGAACCCCAAGCAGAACCTAAAGGCGTTACCAAAGAAGAAGAAGTAAACATTGAAAGGAAGGCAGAAAACAAAAACACTGAGGTAAAAAATGTCTCATTTAATGAAGAACAAACAACTGTTAATGATGAGGGTATTTTTGAATTAGCTTTTGAAGGACCTTTATTAGATAATTATGATTTTCTATCACAAGGAAGTGAGAGCAGGGTTTACTTGAGTAAAGATAAGAGTCATGTAATAAAATTATCAGAGCCTTACACTTCTAAAGACCCTAATGTTTATGAAAAAAGAGTTACGACTGGATTATTAAAAGATATATTTGGTAACTCTGGTGTAGAGGTTGTTGGGTACTATGAATATAATGGTACAAAAAATCCAATATTTAGACAGGACTATGTAGAGGGTCAGCCTCTAACGGAAAATGAAGTTGAAGATTATCTAAGAAACAATAATAAAGTTGTTGAGATTGATAATAAATTCTACACTAAATACAATGACGTACTATATAGAGTATCTGATTTTGAAAACAATTTAATCAGAGATAACAGTGGTAAGGTGGTTCCAATTGATTTGAATATTTCTGAAGTAAAAGATAGTAAGATTAATGATAAGTATGATTCAGAGGTATCTGCATTACAACCTCAAGTCGTTGCTAAAGAAGGTCAAACCCAAGAAGTAGTAGATGTATTTCATGGAGGGTCAGTTAAAGATATTCAAATTGCATCAATAAACAATCCACTATATGTTTCAGAATCTGAATCTCAATCTGCTGCCTATGCAAAAGGAAATCAAGGCAGTGTTGCTAAATTTAAAATAGATAAAAGTAAAATAGCAAATGAAGATGAGGTAAGATCTGTTATTAATGAGTTAGGATTAAAGCCGAAAGATGAAAGTTGGTCAGTAGATGAGTTGAATATATACGAACTTATTGATCCGAATTTTGATACTGCTATGTCTGAAGAATCTATCAATAATCTTTTTGGAGAATTAGAAAGAAGAGGATACGGTGGTGCTGAATTCGTGGGTATGAATATCGAGACCTTAAAAAATGACATCAACGATATTGTAATATTTAATCCTAAGTTAGTTGCTCAAGAAGGTCAAGTAGAAGTATCACCTGTATCTCCTACTCAGCAGTTAGATTTAGAAGGAGAGGTAGCCTTACTTGAGCAGTTACTTGCACAGGAGGAGACTGCACCTACTGTATCCGCTGGTATATCAATATTAAGTGATACTGATGTACAGGAATTGAGAAATAAAACTCAATCAAGATCTCAACAAGCCACAACAAAACAAGAGAAGGACTCTGCTAACGCAAGAATAAAGATTATTGATACAGCTAAGAGGGCCATTAATACTTTGAGGTCTGTGTTCCCTGAGATTGACATTGTATTACATGATGATCAGGGTAGCTATAACGCTGCTATGTTAGAAGTAAGTGGAGTAGAGGGATCAAAAGGTAACTTATTTTTAGATACAACACCTGATGGAAAAAGTACAGGCAGAATTGATATCAACTTATCAAAGGCTGATGGCAGAACAGTAGCTCATGAGATTGCACATGCCATACTATTAAAATCTTTTGGGGATAATTCAAGCTTGTTCAATGACTTTAGAACAAGACTATCTAAGGTACTTAATACAGATGCAAACAAGCAGTTAAATGATTTTGCTTCTAGGTATGTAGACCCTAATACAGGACAGCTTCTAGATGTAAACCACGAGGAGTTCTTGGCTGAATTAACTGGTATGTTAGAACAGCAGGAAACAAATGTATCTGTGACTACAATGCAGAAGATAGCTGCGTTGATTAATGAGTTTGTGTCTAAGATTACAGGTGGAAAGTTCAAACCGTTTGAGGACACTAAGAATACCAAGGATGTAGTTGACTTCTTTAATACTATCTCTGGTGCTATCAGAGAAGGTAATGAGATACAGCAACTAAATAGTCAAGAGCCATACACTTCAGGTGTAGCACTACCTGTAATTAACCCTAATGAATTTGTTGGCAAGAAGTTTAGATCTAAGCTAGACATAGGGGATTACAAATTCCCATCCGGCATAGACATTCTTAGAATAGCTAATCTTCCTATAAAGACTTTAACTGAATTGGTTAGACAGTATGAAGGTAGAGTTGTAATCATTACAAGTGATGCGACTGGTTATGGTGTTGATAAAAATGGAGATCCTATCCTAGGTGGTTTTGGATTTGCATCTAATGAAAAGAATGTTAGCGATGGTATAGGATTTGCAAGCGTTAGTACCGGCACAGTAAAAGGTACTTACACAGCGGCAGAAAAAGCATACGGCACTGGTAAGACTCTTGTGCTAGTAATGATTCAGCCACCGAATACGACTATTAATAATTCCTATGGTGCTAAGTACATTATTAGAGGGCTAAAAGAAATAGCTGTTTCTTCTAAGGAAGAGTTAAGTAAAACCAAGGAGTCAATTAAGACCTTTATAAAAGGATCTACTGCTATTCAAGATGAATTAAAGAAGACTGATACTAATCAAAAGAGAGGATCAGAGAAAAGATTATTTGATTTTATTGATAGCATAGATGAGAATACCAATATAGAAGAGGCAGTTAAAGAGTTCCTTAATGATACCACTTTTACCATAAGAAAAGAACTTGGTCAGGGAATATTGCTAAGGAATAAGGACATAAGAACTGATTCAAGTACTACATACAGTAAGATTGCATTTAATAGTATTGGATACAACCTATATGATTTCTTAAAGGAGTATGGTGATAATACAATACTCACAGATGATTTAATTCTAAATGATATTGGTGGATATGTTGTTGGAGGATTTGAGTTAGATGTATTGCCTAATGATCAAAGAGAAGCTCTTATAAATGAAATTCAAAATAAAGGTATAGTACATCCATTATTCAATGCCAAACTCCCAGGTACTAATCATTTTAGATTAGATGCTCTTTATGATGTTGAGGAAAACTTTGCTCAGTACGCAGTACCTGATACTCAGATATCTTTATCTAAAGAAGAAAGAGATGCTTTGGTAAGAGAAATTTACAAAGATAATAAGTTTTATCTTGCTGAGTCTAGATCTATACCTTTAGAAAAAAGAACCTATACTAATTTAACAGTTGCGGCTAAAACTGAATTCAAGAATAGTTATTTAAAACCTAGGGGATTACTAATTGAAATAGCCCCTAAAGTCTCAACAAAGGTAGCAAGAGGAGAAGGATTTATTCCTAAAGAAGGTGCAGCTGAACAAATGTCGAAGAGAAATTTTGTAAGCAGATCTCAAATAAATGATGCACTATCAAAGGCATCTGGATCAACACAAGTTGCAACTACAAAGGGTAGTTATAGAAAGGCGGCAAATATTTTAAAGAATATTGGTGTAGATGGTGATGTTTTAGACTATGGAGCAGGGCTTGGATTAGGGACTGATGCCATGAGTGAGGTCCTTGATAAGCCTGTTGATTCATTAGAAATTAATCCAGAAAGATGGAAAGGAATTAGGCCAGTAAAATATACTGATGCCAATCAAATAGATAAGAAGTATGATGGAATAGTATCCTTGAATGTAGTGAATGTAGTTCCGAAAGAAGTAAGGGACTTCATTGTACTTGAC